CATCCTGTTAAATTTAGAATGTTAACAGCAACTTCAACTTTTCACTATAATCGAAAAAAAATACATTCTGTAAAGGTAATTAAAATGAACGCATTTGTAACAGCAGTAGCAAACCAAGAAGCCCGTACCGCAAACGGTATGAAGGCACGTAAGAGCACAGCTAAGGCTTGTGTTGACTTGTTCTATAACATTGGCGCAAGCCGTGGTAAGGACATCACAGGCGACTTCACAGCCGCTTATGTAGAAAACTCAGACGTTGCACTACGCATCGCACAATGGGCACGTGATGTCCGTGGTGGTGCAGGTGAACGTCAATTGTTCCGCGATATTCTAGTACATCTAGAAAAGCGTGACCCAGACGCCGCTTTGGCTCTTCTAAAGAAGATCCCAGAAGTAGGTCGTTGGGATGACATCTTTGTCTTCCAAGACCCAGTTCTGAAGTCAGCCGCTTATACCATGTTGGGCGATGCTCTACGTGCTAAGAACGGACTGGCCGCAAAGTGGACTCCTCGTAAGGGCAAGATCGCGGCTGAAGTACGAGCATTCTTCGGAATGTCTCCAAAGCAGTACCGCAAGTCATTGGTAACAATGACCACAGTTGTTGAAACCCAAATGTGTGCAGGAGATTGGGACAACATCAACTTCAGTCACGTGCCAAGTGTTGCTTCGCGCAACTACAAGAAGGCATTCAACCGTCACACAACTCTGTTCGCAGAATATGTGGCCAAGTTGGTAAGTGGTGATAAGACTGTTAAGGTTAATGCCAACGCAATCTTCCCACATGACGTGTTGAAGGGTGTTATCGGCAGCTACAATCGTGCAATTTTGGACAAGACAGAAACTGACCACATTGTGGCACAGTGGGACGCTTTGCCAAACTACGTTGGAGATGCCAGCATCATGCCAATTGTAGACGTTAGCGGTTCTATGTCTTGCCCAGCAGGAAAGAACACTAATGTGTCTTGCATGGACGTTTCAATCAGCTTGGGCTTGTACCTAGCAGACAAGAACAAGGGTGTGTTCAAGGACACTTTCTTGACTTTCTCAGACAAGCCAGAACTTGTTACTCTAAAGGGTAACATTGTTGACAAGGTTGCTCAAATGAGCAAGAGTGATTGGAACATGAGCACTAACTTGCATGCCGCTATGGACAAGATCCTAAGCGTTGCAGTTAAGGGTTCAGTACCAGCTAGCGACATGCCAGCCATGTTGCTGATCTTGTCAGACATGCAGTTTAACCAATGTGCTCGTTACGACGACACAGCAATGCAAATGATCGAACGCAAGTTCGCAGATGCAGGTTACACTGTGCCACAGATTGTTTTCTGGAACCTAAACAGTTCAGACAACGTGCCTGTTAAGGCTGACAAGAGTGGTGTCGCATTGGTAAGTGGATTTAGCCCAAGTATAATGACTAGCTTGCTAGCCGCTGACTTGGATCAATTCACTCCAGAAGGCATCATGCTTAAGACTGTAATGAGTGATCGTTACGCTCTATAAGTAACTGCTGGCCCACCTTAGCATAGGCTGAGAATCCAGCATCCGCGATACACGAAATGTGGGATGGGCTGTGTATCCGGGGTTTGGTAAGTTTCCTGACACAAAAAAACTTACCACTATTTTTGAAACCTTGTTAAGTAGTACTTGACAGGGTTTTCTTTTGACTGTATAATACATACTTATACTACAAAGGACACACAATGGCTGGCAAGGCAAAATCAATGTATCTGACAGTAACAACGTTGGATCATAAAACAGTATTTCATCGTATGTTCTTTAATGCTAAAGAATTCAATGAATATGTTAAAACAGAAGAATTCAAAGCCAAATGGCCCACAAGTGAATATAAGATTGTAAAAGAAACGTATTAAGGAGAGCAATAATGCCCTGGATTGAAAATGTGGCCGCAAGTGATATCCCAATTGGATTCCATCACGATGCTGGCCCAAACAGTATGTTGATCAGCATTGTGGATCCAGCAAGTTGGCGTCCAGAAGCCAAACATGAATTCAAAGAGCGTCATAACTTTGAGTTCTTGGATGTTGAAGAAAAAGATCATGTTGACGATGAAGCAATGAAGTGCAGTCATGAGCAGGCCGCTGAGCTGGTTCGCTTGCTACAACACGCATTGGAAAATCGCATGAATGTTGTAGTTCATTGCTATGCTGGCATTTGCAGATCGGGTGCGGTTTGTGAGCTTGGAGTCATGATGGGATTCAGTGACACTGAGAGATTTCGTAGCCCAAACTTGTTAGTTAAACATCGCATGATGAAGCATTTGGGTTGGACTTATGATGCTGATGAAAAGCCAGTTCCTCTTGCAGGAGATGAGTATATGCGTCAGGCCGGAGATATATAATGAAAATTCAATTTGATAAAGATACAATGCCCGATGAACTGTATAATGCTCTATTACAGCATTTTGTAAACGAAGCAGTTGGGTTGGGTGTAGAGGTTAACAAGTTTACTCAATTTAAAAATTGGGTAGTTGAATGTACAATAGACGCTAAAGAATCTGTACATTAAACCGTTGTATTACAACAACAGTCTTGTTAATTGACAAGATGTCCATGCGACTGTATAATATATAATTAAACAAGAAAGGAGGGCATAATGCCTAGTGTATTTTTAGTCAGCGACACAC